GGGCGTCGCCTCGTTTGCCGTAGCTGACCGAAGCGCCCAACACGTCACCGATCGGCACCGCAGCCGGGTTCGGCCCGCCGTCCTTGTCGACCGGCTGAAACGTGAGCGCCCACGCCCAGGTCGCCATTACAGCTGTCCGGTCAGGATCGGCACCGTGCCGCCGTGAGCCCGTGCATACCGTTGCAACGCTGCCACCACGTCGGCACCATCGCTGCCGGGCGGCATGTTCACAGTCACGTTCATGCCGCCACCACCGAAATCACTGAGTCGAGACAACGGGATGACCGCTTCTGATTCGTTGCCCTCACCGATGAGGGCGAGCGTTGGGCTCGTCACGATGCCACCCTCGGCCAGCTTCGTGATGTGCGGAATATCTTCCGGGTTGACCGTCACGCCCATGATGCTGAACTCGAGGAAGTTGTTGATTCTGTCGATGACTTGAGTGTTGATCAGTCCGATGATGGCGTTCACGACGGCTTTAGCGACTGTGCCGAGGCCGCTGATCGTTGCGCCGAGCGCGTCGATCAGGCCGTCGATTAGGCCGCTGCCGAGCGTTTTGCCGAGGTCGAACAGTAATTGAAGCCCATCGGTGACAATCCAACGGCCGATGTCGCCGACCAGGCCGCCGAGGGCACGGAGCAGGCCCGGTGTCACCTCGACCACCCAGTCGATGAATGCGCTCCGCCATTCGAGCAGGTTGTCGATCAGGTTTGGCAGGCCCGTGTTCACCATCCATTCCGCAATCGAGGCGAGCAGTTTGCCAAGTTCTCGCAGCGCTGGCGGGATCATCGGGCCGATCCACTCGAGGAACGCCGCAGCCCATTCGGCCAGTTTCGTGACGATCATGTTCAGGCCCTCAGACGAGAACCAGTTGGCGAACTGTGCGATGAGGTCACCGAGTCGCTGGATAAGCGGCGGCGCAACTTCTTTCGCCCAGTCAAGGAACGCTCGAGTCCATTCTGCGAGCTGCTCGAGGATTCTTGGCACTGCCGTGCCATACCACCATCGGTTAAACGAAACAAGAAACTCGCCAAACGCCACAAGGAACTTGGGCCCGACCTCTTGAATCCACTCGACAAAGGCACGTCCCCACGTTTCGAGTTGTTCTTTGATCTGCGGCCACGCTTCACGGAACCGTTCGGCGAGGTTGCGGATGACGCCGCCCAGGCCCTGCTCGTTGAACACGTCGATGAGCTGCACAGCGACTTCTGCGCCTCGAGCAAAGACGGGTAGCAGTTTGCGGGCCATTGTTTCTTTGACTTCGCCGACCGCTGCTTTCAGTTTGTTTTGGGCTTCTGTAAGATTGTTGCCGCCCTCGGCGTATGCCTCCTGAGCGTCGGTCGATTTTTCGAGGATCAGTTCCTGCGTAGCCAGCGCCTTGTCCATCGCGGTGATCTCGTCGCGTCCGTCAGCCATCGCCACAGCCATAGCTTTCTGATCCACTTCGGCCTGGTTGATCGAGATTCCGAGCGTTTTGAGGCTGTCACGTTCGCCGAGCAGCGCTTTCTGCAGGATTTCGGCGGTTTCCTCGACTGAGCGTTGGCCGCCCGACCACTCGGACAGCGCACCGGACAGGCCGACGACTTCGGTGGCAATGTTGGCTGCCTCGTCGGCGGTGAAACCCATCGGCTTCAGCAGATCGCCGGCGTTCGCAGCCAATCCGGCCGCTTGGGTGGCAGTCAGGCCCATGCGGGCGGCGACCTCGTCCGCCCACCCAGTGACCTTGTCGAGCGACTGGCCGGAGAACACGGTGCCGATCTTTTGGTCGAGGCTAATGAGTTCTTCACCAGTCTTAAACAATTCAGCGCCAGCAACGACAGCTAGGCCGCCAGCAGCACCACCGATAAACCCAATACCTTTGGCAATATTGCCAGCAGCGGTGCCTACACCACTTGTAAACTTGCCGAGTTTGTCCTGGGCTTCGCCAATGGCTTTTTTGAACTTGCGAGCGTCGCCCAAAATCGCGACGTTGATAACGCTAGTACCGGCAGCCATGACGCGATCCTAGAACCTGCGGCCGATGATCTCTCGGACTTGCCGGTTATAGGCGTCCACGACTTCTTGGCGGCGATCATCCAGCGCTTCGTACATAAACGGCTGCGGGCGTATGCCTCGAGCGCCCCAGCCAAAATGGATCGGCCCGGCGTATGGCACCGAGGTCGGACCAGATTTGCGGTTGTTGCCGGCACGGACACGGGCAGCGGTTTTGGTGCCCGAGCCTCGAATCGAACGCTGCAAACGACCAGACCGTACCGGTGTCTTTGTTTTGGCTGTGTCGGCTACGTCGTCTGCGAGGCGTTTGTGCAGTTCGCGAAGATCGCTCATGTCGTCGCCAGCCTCGCGAAACGCTCGCCGTAATTCTCTACCGCCTTCAATTCGGATTGCTGGCTGTGCCATCAGCGCCTCCTGGAGGCTTTCTCACGCTCTTTTGCTTGTTCGGCCAGTATGGCCCGGAATGCCCGTATGACCTTCGGAGAGGCCGCCTCAAGCTCGCTGATCGGCTGCCCGGTGGCGAGCGCCAAAGCTGCTAGCTGATAGGCGGCCCCTCGTCGGCTAAAGGGCGGTCATTGTCTGTCTCAAAGTCCATGTCGGCGAGCTGCGACCGGAACTTGTCGAACGGCGGCACAGTGAGGCCGTCGGCTCGTCGGCATTCCCACGCCAGCCAGCACAAATGCTCAAGCTTCATGCGCTGCAGCGCTTCGATGCCGGAGTCGAGCTTGAAGTAGAGCTCCATCCGCAGCACGGTGCCCATGTTGGGGTTGCTGCGGATGGGTTCATCCTCGCCTTCCAGTCTGGTCGTTATTGACAGGTCGAGCATGTTGCTCTCTTTCTGTTATGAGGTAGCGGTGGTGACCGGTCCGCTCATCGGCCAGTTGACCGAGATGGTGGCGAGGTCGGCGACGCCGCCGTCGATGAACGGCACCTCGGTGACCAGGCAGCTGACCGACTTCTTCGGGTTCGTAGCGGCCACAGCGTCCGAGGTCGGGGTGACTTCGACGGTGGTGACGGTGCCGAGCAGCGTGTCGAGGGTGGCGTACACCTCGGACGCAGCGAAGTCCTGGAGGAACTCGATGCTGACGCTGCCGTCTTGGAGGCCACCGATCCGGGTGATGTTGGCACTTCCCATGGATGTCGTGTCGAGCTCGGCTGCTGTGGATGTGAACGACACGCTGGTGATGTGATCTGTCAGGTCGACCGAGTTGATGGTGACTGTGACGGTGTTCTGGTTGAATACGGCCATCAGTCGGCCTCACTTTCTGGGTCTGCCTTGCGGCTTTTCTTGGGTTCATCGGCGGACAGGTGCCCGCCGGCGATCAGTGCGGGCACGTTTGCGCCCTCGAGGTCGTCATCGGTCACGGTGTCGCCCTGGGCGTGCCCGGCGAGCCGATCCGATTTCACGGTGTATTTCATCGTGCGTGTACCTCCACGAGGAATCGTGCGCCGATGTAGGCGCTGTCAGCCCACTCTACTATCCCGTAGTCGGTGGCTTGGGTGACCTGGCACGTCAGGGCTGAGCCGTCCAATGTCGGGTCGGCTTCGATCGCTGCCGGCACGGAACCGGTGCCCGAGATCAGGGCGTCGAGGGCGTTTTGGGAGTATTCCTCGGCCATGTTCTGCAACATGACCACGATCTCAAACCGGAACGCTGTCAGGCTGCCGCCTGCACCGACCATCGTTTCGTGGTACGTGGCGATCGGGCGGGCCGGGACGACGACAGCCGACGGCACGGTCACCGAACCAGGCACCGTGTCGTAGATCGTCAGGAACGGTGTAGCGGTGACGGCCTCGAGGCGTGTTGCCAGGCCGGTTTTGATCGCGCCGTAGTCGGCCACTATGCGACGCCGATGCGTTTGTGCGGCTGCAACAACGCTGCCACGTCAGGATCGGTGCGCGAGATGCGGGCCATGCCGTAATCGGCGAAACCGGTAACGATGCCGAGCGGCGACGCTTTGCGCTGATACAGGCGGGCGGCGAGGATCAGCGCAGCTTGTTGAATGCCATACGGGACGCCGGTGCTGATCTGATCGCCCCACGCTGCCGTCACCTCGACGCCTGGGCGTTGACTGTCGTACCTCGGCCAATCGCCTGACACGTTTAGCAGCGCGTTGTACGGCGCAGCGTTGAACGGTTGCACCAGGAAGTCGGTCGTGATAGTCAGCGTGGTGTCGTACGTGCCGTCGTTGCTTGTGTCGGTTTTCACGACAAGGCCAGCGGTGGTATTGAACCGGTCGACGAGCAGCAGCTCGGGGTCGCCAGCGAGAAAGACGCGTGCCTCGGAGACTGTCTCGAACGTTTCGTTGCAGTAGCCGTCGACGAGCTCCTGGGCGGCGTTGATAGCAGCGGTGAGCGGCGTATCTTCCGACTCGGTGCTGTACGGGATGCCCAGGTAGTCCTTGAGGATCGGCAGCGTCGTGTAGGCCATTTACTTCTTGGCGGCCTTCTTCGCCGGCTTCTTGGCGGGCTTTTCGGCGGGTTCGGGCG